TGGCGCGAATGATGCGGCTGAGCGGGGCGCGGGCCCTGCTCGACAGCAGCCGCCAGCTCAAACCCGACAGCTGGACGGATCCGGCGTTGTCGGCCGCGGCTCATGCGCAACAGGGCGCCCCAAATGACGATCTTGACGACGAGGACTAAGGGCGGCGGGACGCTAACCCGCGGTCGTCCTTGATGGGAGGTCCGGCCCTCGACAATCGCCAAGCCTTGACGTTCTTTATTTGTTCTGAAAAACTGCCGAATGTCCTGATCCAAAAAACACGGCGGCGCCTGAAGGAGACAAGGGTGACGGAACTATTGCTCTGGCTTTACGACCATGTGCCGTACCAGAGCGTCTGGGCTCCCATTGTGATTTGCGGCTTGCTTTTGACGAGTGTCCTGAGCCCGGCTGTGGGCGCCTTTATCGGCGCTTGGAAGTGGGCGCGCAAAGGCGGCTGGATCGGCCTCTTCGCGGGCTATGCCTGGGGCGTTTACGGGATCATCTCGGTGATCTCGCTCATGACCCGATGCAAGCCTGAGGAGCATTGCGCCGCGAGGGGCGCCTGGACCGAAATCTTTGCCGACCTCGTGCGGCTGCTCATTGGAGGCTTTCTGGCGACCTGGCCCTGGCAACTGCTGTGGATCGGGTCCGGGGTGTTGTGCCTCTACGGTGGGCTCGCGATTCGTCGGCGAAAATTGAAAGCAGTTCTTTAGCCCGGCCCGGCGTGATGCGCGCCGAAGCCGATTCACGCCTCGATTGAGGCCAGAACCCCAAAGGGACATCATGACCAAGACCCAAGCCGCCCTTGCGGGCGGAGACGATTTTGCGCGCGCTCAACCCTCGGACGCCGACCCGCAAATCGGCGATCCCGATGGGAGCTTTGAACTCGAGCACCAGGGACAGGTCTATCAACTCCCGAACGCGTTGAAGGGCGGGTTCCTGCGGCAGGCGGACTACACCCGCAAGACCCAGGAACTGGCGGCGCACAGGCGCTCGCTGATCGCCGCGCATCAGGCGGTGACGCGCCACGCGCAGGCGGCGCAGGGCGCGCTGAGCGACCAGGCGCATCTGGCGGCGTTGAACCAGTCTCTGCGCACCTTCGGCGCCATCGACTGGCGCACCCTGGCGCAACAGAATCCGCAACGGGCGCAGGTGCTCTGGGCGCGGTTCCAGCAGACCAAGGCCCTGCGTGACCGCTACGCGGCCGCCGTGAGCCACTACGGGGCTCAGGCCGCCATGACGGCCGGCCGGCAAGCCGCGCAACGAATGGCGCAGACCGGGGCGGTTCTGCAACGGCAGATTCCCGGGTGGTCGCCGGAGCTGGCCGGCAAGCTCGTGGACTATGCGCGCGGCCACGGGGTGACGCTAGAGGAGATGCGCGCGGCTGACGACCCCCGCGTCTGGAAGATCATCCACTGCGCCTATCAGGGCGATTGCGCCAATCAGCGTGACGGGATGGCCAGGACGGTCGCCCAGGCCCAGGTCGTGCGGCCCGCCATCGTGGTGGCCGGCGCCGCAGCCACCGGCGGCGGGGTGCGCGACGAGCTCGGCACCAAGGAATGGATGAAGCGCCGCAACGACCTGCTCCGAAAGAAGAGGTAGGCCGAAGCGGTCATTGTCCTACCGATCTTGCCCGATCGATACTGACCATGGTCGGCCCAGGTCCAAGCTGCGCGGCGACGCCAACAGCTTCGATCACAGGCGTCGGCCATCACCTTAAATTCCACCGCCGCCGGCTGAACGCCGGCCGCCCCGAGCACGCGCGCCCGTCGCGCCTCGGAGGCTTTCGCGCGGCCCATCACATCCCCATCCTTGAAAGGACCTCAGAATGGCCAACGCCCTCCTGACGCCGACCGCGGTGACGCGGGAGGCTCTGCGCGTGCTGCACCAGAAGCTCAACTTCGTGGGCTCGATCACGCGCGACTACGACGACAGCTTCGCCCGCCAGGGCGCCAAGATCGGCGACACCCTGAAGATCCGCCTGCCGAACCAGTACACGGTGCGGTCCGGCTCGGCGCTCAGCACTGGGACGGCGCTCGACACCACCGAGAGCACCGCCGACCTGAAGGTGCAGACGCAGAAGGGCGTCGACCTGAACTTCACCTCGGTCGACCTGACGCTGGCGCTGGACGATTTCTCCGAACGTATCCTCGAGCCGGCCATGGCCGTGTTGGCCGCCAATATCGAGGCGGACGCCATGACCATGTACAAGGACGTCTACAACCAGGTGGACAACCAGGGCGCCTCGGCGACCTTCGCCAAGGTGCTGCAGGGCCGCAAGATCCTGGTGGACAACCTGGCGCCGCTGAACGGGCGGACCTGCAACCTGAACACCCAGGACAACGTCGACATGGTGTCGAGCCTGAGCGTGCTGTTCAACGACCAGGAGACCATCGGAAAGCAGAACCGCGAAGGCTACATGGGGCGGACCGCCGGGTTCGACTTCATGGAGAACACGTTGTGGCCCGCGCATCCGCGGGGCGCGGCGGGCGCCGGCTATCAGGTGAACGGCGCGTCGCAGACCGGGGCGACCTTGACGGTGAACACCGGCACGGGCCTGCCGGTGCAGGGCGACATCTTCACCATTCCCGGCGTCTTCCGGGTGCATCCCGAGACCAAGCAGTCGACCGGCGTGCTGCAGCAGTTCGTGATAGGTCCCGGCACGGTGACGACGACGTCGTTCCCGATCAGCCCGGCCATCGTCACCACGGGCGCCCAGCAGAACGTGTCGGCGTCGCCGGCGTCCGGTGCGGTGATCGCCTTCTCCGGCTCGGTGAACACCGCCTATGGCCTCTCCATGGCCTATCAGAAGGGCGCCTTCGCCTTCGCCACCGCCGACATGGTGATGCCGCGCGGCGTCGACTTCGCCGCCCGGGAAGCCTTCGACGGCGTGTCGATGCGGATCGTCCGCCAGTACGACATCAACACCGACATGTTCCCGTGCCGGCTGGACGTGCTGTACGGCTACAAGACCATCCGTCCGCAACTCGCCTGCCGGTTGGCCAACCACTAGCGACCTGAGCTTGTCGAGGTCTGGGCGGCCGCATCGCCGGCCGCCCGGATGCTCACACAGCCAAGCTGTTGACGTTCCCCAAATGTTCTGATGTTGTGAGGTGGTATGGACGGAGATGACGATCTCGCGCAATTGCGCGACCAGGCACAGGACACCATCGCCGACAACGCGGTGTCGCTGGGTGCTGTCCCCTCGACGGAAGCAGCCTCGAGCGCTCCGTCTGGAGATCAGCCGTCGCAACCCTTACCGGCGGGACCCGCCGCACCGGATGGCGGAGCGGCGCCTGTGGGTGGCGACGACAACACCGGGTCGCAGGGCGCTGTCCCCTCCACGGCGGCACCTTCGGGCGTTCCGTCTGGAGGTCAGCCGTCGCAATCTTCGCCGGCGGAACCCGCCGTCCCAAGTGGCGGGGCGACGCCCACAGGCGATCCAAGCGGTCAGGGTTCGTTTCAAGTCGCGCTCGGGCCGTTCGCCAAAGCCGGGGTGAAGACGCTGATGCACGGGTCGGGCGCCGACCAGGCCTTCGACCGCACGATTGGACGGATCACCGGCGGGACGTTTCAACCCGGCGATATCAAGGCTCTGGAAGATCGCGCCCTGACAGCGGCGAAACATGGGGATCTCGCAATCCTGTATGGCATCGCCGATGGATTGCCCGTCGTGCTGAACAGCGCACAGAAGGCGTCGATCGACGGCCTCATGGGCAAACTCGGCTCAGACGCCCTGGCCACCCGGGCGAGGGCCGCATATCAGAAAGCTGTAGATGCCGGACAGATCAGGGTTCAGTAGTTTGCTGCGATGGCCGCTGCCCAGGTCAGCCTTGCTGGTCTGGGTCTGGTCGGCCTTGCCGATCAGCGTCGGACTGTTTTTCGGGTGCGCCGGGACGCCCCTGGAACCCGCGTGTCAGGCGTTTGGGAACACCGACATCTCGCTGCCATGGGGGCTGCCGGGGACCATGATCCTGCTGGCGCCGCGTGAGGCGCCGTTGGCCGTCGAGCTGCTGTTTCCCCTGGCCTTCACCGTCCTGTGCCATTGGGCCATTCGCCGGTTCCTGCCGGCGCGCATCCCGGCCTGGCAGTGCGCGCTCTTGCTTGTGGTCTGGTCGCTTCTTGGCCTGGTGACCCTCATAGGGTTCCTGTTCGTTCCCGTCTATAAGTGGAGCGCGATCCGGAGTTTGTGGAGCCGGTAGGCGCAGCTTTCCCGCGCCGTTTTCTTCTCTTCAAAAGCCGCTCTTCGGGGCGGCTTTTTTCATGGGCACATGCAATGGCGATCACGACCTATGCCGAGCTGCAAGCGGCGGCGGCCAATTGGCTGGTGCGCGCCGACCTGACCGCGCGGATTCCGGAATTCATCGCACTCGCCGAGGCGCGCCTGAACCGCGTGCTGCGGGCAAGGCTCGCGGAGACCGAGGCCGCCCTGACCGCAACGCCCGGTCTGCGCACCATCCCGCTGCCCGTCGGGTTCGCCGAGCCCCTGGCCCTGTGGATCGTCGAGGGCGGCGCCCGCGAGCCCCTGCGGTTCGTCGAGCCCAGCCTGACCGACGCCTCGAGCCTGGTGGGCCGGCCGCGGAGTTGGTCGATCGACGGGGCGAACCTGGCGTTCGAGCGCCCCTGCGACCAGGCCTATGGTTTCGCGCTGCGCATGCTGACGAGGTTCGCCCTGTCGGACGCCGCGCCGACCAACGCGCTGCTGAGCGACTATCCCGACGCCTATCTGTTCGCGACGCTGTGCGAGGCTGGACCGTTCCTCCGGGATGACCAGCTGACGCAGGCCTACGAAGAGCGGCTGACCCGCGCGATCGACGAGATCAACACCAAGGACGCCCGCGCGCGCGCCGCCCGCATCCTGGTCACCGACACCCCGCGCCATCTGCGCGCCGACTTCGACATCACCCGAGGAACCTGAACATGCTGACGCCCATCGGGCCGGGGATTCCGCCCGCCTTCCACGCCGTCCTGACGTCCATGCAGGACGCGATCCGCGCCCTGCAGACGCCCGCCGCGCCGCAGCCGGTGTTCGCGGTCGCGCAGGCCGGGCTGCCGCCGGCGGCCAGCTATCGGCAGTGCATGACCCTGGTCAGCGACCTGAACGTTCTGGCTCATTCGGACGGGGTCCACTGGATCCGCGAAGACACCGGCGCGGTGATCGTCTGATGCCTTCGTCCTGGTCCTCTTCGCTCCGTTTCGAGCTGCAGTTCACCGGCGAGAACATCAACCTGTGGGGCGACAAGCTGAACACCGTGCTGACCCACGCCGACTTTGCGGTAGCGGGCTGTCTGGTGAAGGCGCTGACCGCCGACGATGTGCTGACGACGGCCAATTCCGGCGATGACGAGGCCCGCGCCGCGATCGTGAAGTTCAGCGGCGCCGGACCCTTCACAGTCACCATTCCCAGCGTTTCGAAGACCTATGACATCTGGAACGCCTGCACCGGCGCCGTGACCCTGGCCACGGGAGCGGGCGCGACGGTGTCGGTGTTGCCGGGCGAGGTCGTTCGGGTCGCCTGCGACGGCGCCAACGTGGTGCGCTCGCAGGGGACATTCTTTACCAACCAGCGGCTGCAGGGCGTGGCGGATCCGGCGGATCCGCAGGACGCCGCCACCAAGGCCTATGCCGACGCGCTCGCCTTCACCGCCAACGCCGGGGTGCTGCCCGGCCAGTCCGGCAGCGCGGGGAAGTTCATCAAGACCGACGGAGTGACCGCCAGCTGGCAGGCGATCTCCGCCGCCGACCTCTCCGACAATGCAGCCTTTCTCGGGCGGGCCGTCGCGCTCGCCGTCGTCCTCTAGGGAGCCCAAGCCATGGCCGGCACAGCCAATTCCATCATCACCCCGCAGATGCCGAAATCGGCGCATGTGGCGACCACTACGGCGAACTCGACCTATTCGACGACGCCCACCAATTCGGTGTTGCTGGCGACCGCCGGCGCAAACGGATCGAGGCTGACGCGCCTGCACGCCATTCCGACCGCGACGGTGACCACGGCCAACCAGCTCCAGGTGTTCCGCTCGCTGGACGCCGGCACGACCAAGTACTTCGCCGACAGCCAGGTGATGGCCACCTACAGCCTGACCCAGTCCACCCAGGCGCCGAAGACCGATTTCGGCTATTCCGACGACAACCCGATGATCCTCGCGCCTGGCGAGCAGCTCTGGGTAGCCACCGGCGAGAGCCAGGCCGTCGACTGGGTCGCCGAATGGGCGGACTACTGATGAGCCAGGGGCTTCGTGGTCTGGTTGGTCAGGGGATGGACGGCCGCAAATCGCTGTCGTCGATCGATGTGATACCCCTGATTGTTGAGGACATAACCGTCGCCGGCTCCGGTGTGATTACCGCGCCGGTCGACTGCTTCGCCTTTATTTGGGCCGGCGGTGCCTCGGGCTCCGGCGCATGGGACAGCGCTTTCGCCGAGGCCGGAGGCGGCGGAGGCGGCTCCGCACTCTCCAAAAAGCTTTTCCTCGTTGGCCAGCAGCAAATCCAATGGGTCAATGGCGCGAAAGGCCTCCCTGCGTTGAACAATTCCGATGGTAAGGATGGGACGGACACCGTTCTTATTCTTCCAGGCGGCCGGGTGTTGGTGGCCGGGGCCGGCGAGGGAGGCAAGTACCAGGGAGCCGGCGGCGCAGGTGGTATTGCGACGGGCGGAGATATCAACCGGAGCGGGGGCGCGGGTGGTGTGTCCGGCGGCGCGTCGGGTGCAGCTGGAGAGCATGGAGGCGCGGGTGGGGGAACCACTGGAGCCGGCGGCGGCGGCGGCGGCGGCGGCGCGGGCTTCGACGACCTTGGATTTCAGTTTGGAGGTGCGGGAACGGCAGCTTCGTTAACCGCAGTTTCTACGCCGTCGGGCAACGGGGGCGGCTCCGGGGGCGGTGGGACTTCACCGGCACCCGGCACCGACGGCCGCATCTTCGTGGTCCTCATGGGCGTCAACCAGCGCTGATATAATTGCATCCGGCGAGGTCTTCGCGAGGTCGTGGCCGCCGGTGACTTTTCGGACTTCTGCCCCGATAGCTTTCAGGAACTCGATGTCTTCGGAGGTGGCGAGGCTCGGTAGTGTCCACATCGGGCGTCGCGGCAACAGAGGCGTTGAACCGACTAGGGCGATCATGCGTCGGTCGGCCCGAAAGCAGTTCCTATAGTCTCGGATAGCCACGCGTTGTTCCGCCACGCCTAAAAGCGACCAAGCCAGATCCCGGTAGGTAGCGTTGGCCGTCCCTAGCGAAGCTTGAATAAGTTCTACAAGCGGCCAGAGCTTTTCGGTCGATACGAAAGGTTCGATCAAGACCTTCGCCTGGATCTCCGACGCCCTAAGGCCGGCCGCGACGATCGCCCCTACGGAAGCGCCGAGAACGGTCAGCCGTCGCCCGGCGAGATACGTCTCAACCACACTGTCGAACGCAGCGATGTAGACCCCAATGCTATTCACAACTAGCGGCGGTGAATTGTACCCCGGCAGGTGGGCGAAGAGCACATCTTTGCGGCTGGATGCGAGCCACTCCAGGTCGTCGGAATCTGCTGTCGCACCTCTGATCGCCAGTACTAGCGGCCTATCGCCGTCGAAGGCTTCCGCTTCGCCCCACAGCCAGATTTCGCCTAGCGATGTTTGAAACGACCGTCGCTCCATTCCCCACTCCTATCCTAGGAGGTCGAGCGTGCCGAGCACCGATGCGCCGCATCGGATGAACAAGATTTCTTCGGGCGAGGATGTCCCCAGCGATTACTTCTCCCCCGCCGCCTGATCCAACCGGACGAGCCCCATCTTCGCCAGGGCGCCGATGAAGACAAAGGCCCAGGGGGTGGAGAGGTCGGTCGCTGTCGCCAGGGTCGCCACGGTGACGGGGCCGCCTTGCAGTGCGGCCCAGGCGGGGACGGTGAGGGCGTCCGGCGCGTTGATGTAGGGAAAGAGGGGATCGGCGAGACGCTCGCGGCAGATCTCCAGCGTCGCGCCGGGCGCGAGGGTGACCATGGTGTCTGGGCGGATCTGCGCGGTCGGATAGTGGCCGAAGCTTTCGAAGGGATCGAGCCGGGAGGATGGAATCCTCGGCGTGGCCTGCGCCCAGGCGCGTTCTTCGGGATTGTCGGCGGCCGCGACCCGGCGGGCGTTCAAGTCACCCCATAGGGCCTGGTATCGTTTGAAGATGTGGCGCCAGTCGAAGACCTCGCGCGCCCGGGCCTGACCGGCGTCGCCCATGCGCCGGCGCAGGTCTGGCTGAGTGACGAGGGCGACAAGGCGATCAGCGAGTTGGCGGATGTCCACCGAGGTCGTGGAGGCGGCGGCCCAGCAATAGTTGTCGTACTCGATGAGCTCCAGCTCTTGCCGCAGGGCGTAGGCCGCGCCGCTGGCGCTAGGCTGCGGCGCCCAGGTGTCGATACGGAAGCCGTCGATCCCATCGCGCACGGTCTCGCGGTAGCCGTTCCAGTCGGTGACGACGGCAGGCAGGCCGGCGGCCATCGCCTCGAGCGGCGTCAGGCCAAAGGTCTCCTGGATGCCCTCGGCGAGGGAGACGAAGATGTCGCCGGCGGCCCACGCCTGGCGGCGGCTTTCGTCGGCGGTGCTGTCCACGCTGAGGATGCGGACGTCGGGCGCATGGCGGGCGGCGCCAGCGAGGTAGGTCTCCGCCAGCGGCTGGTTTGGCGCACGGCCGCACAGGATAAGCGCGATCTTTTTGCCCGACTGCTCCGCGGCGGCCTGCAGGCCTTGGAACATCGGAAATGGGTGCGCCTTGCCGGCGTAGACCAGCCGGCCGACGTAGAGCGCGGCGACCTCGTCGGGGGCCAGGCCCAGCGCCTGGCGCGCGGTCGCCTTCTCGTCAGTGCTGAAGGCGAAATCGCGGCAGTGGACGCCCAGGGGAATGACCGGCAACTGCGGAAGCCGAAGTTGCGCGCCACGGCCAAAACGCCAGTGCAGGAAGTCGATCTGCGCGGCCAGCACCCGCCGCACCGTCTCCAGCGCCGCGTTTGAGGTGCAGATCAGGGCGTCCCACGGCATCACCGCCTCCGACAGCAGGTCGGCGATCATCTGCTGCGTCCCAGCCGTGGCGAGCGTGTGGGTGACGCCGCAAAGCGAATAGCTGGCGGGCCCCACCCGCTGACGCAGACGCGCGAAGGCGGTGAGGCTCGGATCGGAGAGGTAGAGCACGCCGCGGCTCGCCCCGACGCGTTCGAGGAACTGGGCCGGGATCCAGGTCGGCTCGGCGGCGGGGTCGAACCCGCGGACCATGCCGCGGAACATCTCGGCCGAACTGGAGAACGCCGTATAGCCGAAGACCGGACCCTCGCCGCGACCCTCGACCGCGGCGCGCAGGAAGCTGTGGCCCGCGGATTGCCGGCCCAGCAGCCAGGGCCGGTTGAGGTCAAAGCCGTCGGGCTCGAAACGAATAACGGCGTCGCTGAGAGGGGCGGGCATGCCGCTCTCCTAGCCGCGTTGGCCACACAAGGAAAACCTATCCCGGCGCGGGCGGATCGACCGTCCGGCGCGCCGCCATCCTCTCAACGGGAAACCAGCATGCGAATTCCGCTCAATCTGCCGCCGGGCCTGGACGGCGACGACACCAGTTTCGCGGGCAACGGCCGCTGGGCGGACGGCTCCAACGTTCGGTTCCGGCTGGGTCGGGCGGAAACGATCGGCGGCTGGGAAAGCCTGATGGACACCCCGCTGACCGGCGTCTGCCGCGCGGTGTTCCCCTGGACCGACAACAAGGCGGTGTTGAACGTCGCCTTCGGGACCCATTCGAACCTGCAACTCTGGCAGGGCGGAGAGCTGTTCGACATCACCCCCGCGTCAGGATTTACCTCCGGCGCGATCGACGGCGCGGGCAGCGCGGGCTACGGGACCGGCGCCTATGGAATAGGCGGCTACGGCCAGCCTTCGGACACCGACTATTTCCCGCTGACCTGGTCGTTCGCCGCCTGGGGCGAGAACCTGCTGGCCAGCCCTCGCAACCAGACGATCTTCGCCTGGACCAATGACAACACGACCCCGGCCGCAGCGATCGCCAACGCGCCGGTCAAGGTGACTCACATGCTGGTGGCGCCGCTGAACGGCGGTTACCAGGTCTTTGCCCTGGGCTGCAACGAGGAGGTGTCCGGGGATTTCAACCCGCTTTGCATCCGCCATTCGTCGATCCGCGACAACACCGAATGGAGCACCACCGATCCGGGCTCGACGGCCCGGGAATATATCCTGACCGGCGGCGGCCGGATCGTCGCTGGCCGGATGGCCGGCCCCTACATGCTGGTCTGGACGGCCGACGCGCTGTTCCTGGGGACCTTCGTCGGCGCGCTGGACGAGCCTTGGAGGTTCGACCGCGTGGGGCGCAACTGCGGCCTGATCGGGCCGAACGCGGCGGTGGTGGTGGGCCAGACGGCGTTCTGGGTCAGCCCGGACCGGCAGTTCTACAGCTATGGCGTCGGCGGCCAGCCGCAGCCCGTTCCGTGCCCGATCCGCCAGGATTTCGCCGACCAACTGGCGGCCAGCCAGGGCGACAAGGTGATGGCCTCGTCGAACGGCGAATATTCCGAGGTGCGGTTCGACTATCCCGACAGCCGCGACGGCTTTGAGAACAGCCGCTATGTGGCCTTGGCGCTGTCGGGCCCCGACACCGGCGCCTGGCACCGCGGCCAGATGGCGCGGACGGCCTTCGTGGACGCGGGGCCATCGCTGTATCCGCTGGGTGCGACCTTCGAAGGACAGGTCTATCACCACGAAAAGGGCCATTCGGCCGACGGCCAGCCCTTCGCGTGGTTCATCGAGACGGCGGACAGCTATCTCGACCCGGACACCTGCCTGCTGGTCCGCGAGGTCTGGCCCGACTTCAAGGGACAGCAGGGGCCCGTCGCGGTGAGCATCTCGGCGCGTCGGCATCCGCAGGATATCGAGCAGGTCGCGACGGCGGCGGCGATGGCGCCCGGGGACGCGAAGGCGGACATCCTGGTGTCGGGACGGCTCTTCAAGGTGACCTTCGCCGGATCGAGTTCGCCGACTGCCTGCCGCATCGGACAGCCGGTGTTCGACGCGGCGCCGGCCGGGCGGCTGTGAGCTTCGAGGCGGAATGGGCGCGCTGCGCGCCCTGGCTGGAAGCGGCGCTGGCCCACGCGGGCCGGACGCACTCGCTGGCCGACGTCAGGGCCGCCGTAGCGCGGGGTGAGGCGCGGTTCTGGCCCGGCGTCCGCAGCGGCCTCGTGGCGGTGGTGGAGACCAATCCCGCCGATCGACGCCTGCTGATCTGGCTGGCGGGCGGCGACCGGGAAGAGCTCGAAACCGAAATCTTGCCCCGGGCGGAGGCTTGGGGCCGTGAAAACGGCTGTCGCCGCGCCCTGGTCATCGGCCGGGCCGGCTGGGAGCGCGCACTGAAATCAAAGGGTTACGCGCCCTTGGCGCGGATTGTCGCAAAGGATCTCTAGATGAGTTTTAAAATTGGCGGATCGGCCACCGACTCTCAGTCCAGTTCCAACACGACCTCCAACAGCACCACCACACCGGTAGTCCCGGACTGGGCGTCGAGCCTGACCCAGAACATCGCCGGACAGGTCGGCAATCTCACTCAGCAAAACCCCCAGAGCCTGATCGCGCCGGCGAACCCGCTGGAACAGCAGGCCGCGGCCAACGCCACCAACCTGTCGGGCACGCCCTGGGACTATGATGGGGCGGAGGATCTGACCGGCGCGATCGGCAACAGCACGACGCCCAGCATCTCCAGCAATATCAATCAGTTCATGAACCCCTATCTGAAGGACGTGGTGAACGCCACCTCGGCGGACCTGGACGCCAGCGACGCCAATACCCGGGCGCAGCAGGCCCTGGACCTGGCGGGCTCAGGGGCATTCGGCGGCTCCGGCGCGGCGCTTGCGCAGTCGGCGACGGAAGGTCAACTCGCCCGGGCGCGGGCCACCACCATCGGCGGGCTGCTGTCGCAGGGCTATTCGGACGCGCTGACCGGCGCGACCTCGCAGGCGCAGCTCCAAGCGCAGCAGCAGCAACAGCAACTCGCCGCGGCGAACCAGCTCGCCAACATCGCCGGCGACTACAACAGTGACCAACGCGCCAATATCGCCAGCCAGCAGTCCGCTGGCGACGACCTGCGCAACATCACCGAACAGCAGGATCAAGCGCCGGTAACCAGCACCCAGCAGATCGTGGCGCTGCTGAGCGGCTTGCCGATCAACCTGTTCACGGGCCAGACGACGAACGGGACGCAGTCGACGAAGACTCAAGGAACCCAGGTGGGCGTGGGTGTGTCCGCGGGCACCCGCGACTCCAAATGACGAATCTCACGCAATGGCGCGATGGCCGAGAGCGGTTGGCGTCGCTGGAGCAACGTCTCGACGACCACGAGTCTCGCTGCGAAGAGCGCCTGGGCGAGATTCGGCAATCTGCGGCCACGACGCTCGCCGCGATCGAAGGCCTCAAGAACCGGTTCTGGATCATCGCGCTCTCGCTGCTGGCTTGGGCGATGGCCCAGGTCTGGGCGGGCAGCCAGGCCCGGATCGGCCGCCTGGAGGCGGCGCCGCCGACGGCCGTCGCGGAGGTGTCGAGGGTCCCCTTGGTCGCGCGCCACGCCACTCCTGGGCTTTGGACGACAAGGATCACGCCATGACCCATCAACTCACGGCGCACTTTGCGCTGGAAGAACTTTTGGTCACGCAGCACCGCGAGTTCGACAACACGCCGCCGGCCGAGGTGGCGGAGGCTCTGAAGGACACGGCGACCCGGATGGAGGCGGTGCGCCGGATCTTGGGCGACCGGGTGATCAGCATCTCCAGCGGCTATCGCTGTCGGGCGCTGAATCGCGCCGTCGGCGGGGCCGCGATCTCGGCGCACCTCACCGGCCACGCCGTCGACTTCAACTGCTACGGTTGTGGCGATCCGGTGGCGGTCTGTCGGCGATTGGCCGCTTCGGACATCGCCTTCGACCAGATGATCGAGGAGGGGACTTGGTGCCACCTCAGCTTCGACCCCCGGCTGCGGCGCCAAGTGCTGATGAAGCGCCCGGACGGCGCCTACGGGCTGGGATTGCCGGAGGAGGCCCCCGCAAGTTCGCCGACGTAGGCCGAGATGTCCTTGGGCCAGGCGGCGATCAGGTCGGATAGGCGATCTCGATTTCCCGCGAACAGCGCGCGCGCCGCCTCCTCGTAGCCGGGGAGGTTTCCCGCCAGGACCGTCATCACCCGGTAGGCCGCCTCCTGGGCTTGCCGCGCGGCATCGGTCGCAACCGACTCCCGCCGCGCGCTATCGACCAGCCGTCGTAGAGCCGCCGAGGCGCCGCCGGGCTGGCTGGCGAGCCAAGCCCAATGACGTGGCAGCAAGGTGATCTCGCGGGCCGTGACGCCCAGCTTGGGCCGTCCGCGCGCCGGCTTGGGCGATGGCTCCCGCGGCGCCACCCGAGCCGCCGCCTCGTCGGCCGAGCCTCGCAAGTCGAGATCGACCACGCGCCCCGTGGCGTCGTCGAAAGCGGTGATCGTTTGCGTGTCGGCAAACGGATAGGCGGCGCGCACGGCGCTTGCAAGGTCGCCGCGCGCGACCAACTGCTCGCCGACGAAGACCGTGAGGCACGCTGAGGCGCGCGAGTCCGCTGGTTCGTCCAAGATGACCATTATACCCGGGTGAATATCACTTTGCGATCACGCCGGAAAGGGCGATCGCACCACAGCCAAGGTCTTTCGACCTTCTTCCGCCCCAGAAAGGCGCCGCCGAGCGCCGAACTCCGGAGATCTTCATGAAGCTCGTTCACCGCCTTCTGGCGGCTTTCGCCATGCTTGCCGCCGCTGATTCCGCGAGCGCGCAGACCGCCGCCTTCCACTGGCTGGAAGACTCGACGGTCAGCATCACCACCGGCGCCACCAGCGCCAACATCGCGCTCAAACGGGTGCCATCCGGAGCCACACAAGTCCGGCTCTACAGCTCGTGCGCGACCGATGTCTTCATCCGCAAAGGCGTCGACAGCACAGTCCAGGCCTCGGCCACCGATCTGCCCGAAGCGCCGGGTTCGGTCGAGGTGCTGACCCTGAACGACAACCCCGCATCGCCGACCGCCTACATCGCGATGATCTCGCCCGGCGGGACCTGCACCCTCTACATCACAACGGGCGCGGGCCTCTGAGATGAAGCTTTTCGCGATCTATCTCTGGGCCGCTGTCGCCCTGATGGCCTTCGCCGCCGCGGCGCCGGCGGACGCGACCCTCCATCACGGCTTGCGCTCTGCGCGGCACATGGCGCGGGTCTTTGCGCAGCCAGACGCTCAGGTTCCAGCGCCCTGCGGCCCGACGGGCAACGCGTCGCCGTGCTCGCCCAACCAATCCGCGTTCATGGGCTTCGCCAACAACAACCGCGGCGCGACCGTCAACGGCGGTCTGGTGGTGCAGACGGCGGGGAAGGCGGCGTTCGACATCCCGTTCTCGGGCTCGAACCCGGTGAGTTGGACCTTCTGCGAGCAGGGCGTCTACGACAACAACATCCCGCAGGGCTGGACCGGCAACAACCAGGCCTCCACCTGGGCGGCGAACTGCACGAATTCGGCTTGCAACGCCAGCGGCAACGGCGGCGCTCGCTCGATCCAGGTGTCCTCGCCAGGCGCCGGGATCTCGGCGACCCAGAATAACGAGCTGCTGATCTCAGGCCTCACCTCCGGAACGGGCGGCACGAACTTGTCGCAGCCGAGCGGCTTCACCGCGCCGCACACTGGCATCATCCTGACGCCCGGGAAGGCTTATACGGTCTGCGTCATCAACTATCTGACCGACAGCGCCTTTTCCGGCGAGATGTATATCTACGCCATCGACGCGAGCGGCAATAACGCGCCGGGTTCGCCCAGCATCACCGCCAACAACATCGCGGCCGGCGTGCAGGGCTTCTATCGCGCGCCGACCACTTTTGCGTTCTATCCGCAGGCCACCATCGGCCCGTTGTTCATGACCTTTGGCACGACCACCAGCTCGGTGACCAACACCTATGAAGCCGGCGCGTCGGGCCCCTTCGCCAACATCCTGATGGCGTCGGGGGTGTTCCCGAACACCGGTGGCGTGCCGACCTTTGCGGCGCTGCAGGCGCTCGCCACCGGCGCGGAGGAGCCTGGCGCCTGGATGAACGCCAATGGCCTGACCCCACAGG